TTTGCTTATGCGTGTGCCAGTTGCCTGCCCTGCGCCTGAATCTGTGACAGTTGTGACTTGTGCAAGATTGAATAATCTAAAGCCGTCCGCTGCATAAATATCTACATAGCCTACGTTCTCAGCCTGATCATAGAAATAGCGATACTCGGTTGTATAACCTGAAAATAAGAACTCCTGCGCTGTGGCTGTTGTAGCTGCCACGCGTATCTTGCGAAGCGGAACTAAGAATGGGTAATAGATAGAGTTTACGTTCTGAGGGTTCCAAGAGCCATCGTTGTCAAAGACACGGATAACTGCTGTGCCAGCCTGGTAGGTGTCAGACTGCACGTTGCGACCATTATCAATAGTGATACTGCGAACACTAGGAGTTAAATCAACAATAGGTTCTGGGACTGTAGAGCCAGCAAGTGTGCCAGTACCTAGAATTCCATACTTAGCGTCACCAATGGTAAATGGATAACCAAAAGTAGCACCTGATGAGAAGTCGAAGGAGACTGAGATATTAGCTGGCAGCGCCATGGTTATCGACCAGTTCTATTTACTGATGAACCAATGCCTGAAAGGGAAGTATCCTGTAATGCTGTAGCAATAGTTTTGCCATCAATCTGAACAACCATCTGAATCGGCCCAGACATATTAGAAGCTTCCTCTGCTCTGCGCCAGCTTCCAGGTGTTGATCTAGGGAATGGTGTCACATTGGAGTCAGGGACTTGAACCGTTTCAGGGAATGAAGGGTTATTGTTCCAACCTAAAGAACTATTAAAGGTAGGGTTGCCTGTAACTACAAGAGCTGCTTTCTTTGCAAGCATATCAAGATAGGTGTCCCATGACGTAAAAGGATTCTTTGCATCTGGAAGGCTTGCAAGATAACCTGCTAAATCTTTCCCTAAGCCTTGAGCCTTGGCAATCTCAGCCGTAAGAGCTTGAGCTTCTTTAGTATTGCCAGTAATCAAAGCGAACTGAAGTTCTACGCGCTTACGATCCTCATCGGACAATTTACCCTTAAGAGCAGCAATGAGTTGCACCTGCTCTAGGTCAAAAATTGAACCGGCCTTTTTAAGTACAGCCTGCTTCTTTTGTTCTGCTGTAAGAGCCTTAGTTGCTTTAAGTTGTGCATCACTAAGTTTCTTTAAATCTGCCTGGCGTTTTTTCTCTACTAAGTCAGCGCCAGTTGAGCCGCCGCTGCCACCCATAAATCTACGGCCTGCTCTTGGTCTTGGCTCAGTAGAATTACCTAGCGCTGCTAGTTGCCCTAAGAGACCGTACTTAAAGTTAGCGCTCAGTAACTTACCTAGTAAGCCACCTGAGACTGCTTGATCTACTGCTGTGAACTTTCCGGCTAGAGCGCCAAGCCCACGCACAACGTCTGCTGTAAAGTTAGATAGGTTGCTCATTGCATCGGCTACGTCTTGAATGTCTCCATCTTTGCCACCAGCTAGAACTAAGGCATCGACTAACCCTTTACCGATTGTCTCTTTAGCGTTCTCTGAAGCAACTGTAAGAATCTGCAACTTGCCTGCATAGGTATTTAGGAACGCTGCGTTAGCCCCTGAGAACTGAGCATTGAATCGCTTCTGGACTTCTGTGAATGAGACAGTTGTAAGCTGCGCTTTAGTAAGTCCTAGGTTGTATTTTCTTAGTCCTCGAGTGTTTCCGTTGTAAGCGTTGGCTATATCCTGCGCAACGGTTGTGAGTTCAATTCCAGTTGCTCTTGAGGCTTCGATAGCCATAGTTAAGAATTCTTGAGACTTGGTTAATGATCCAGTTGTTGTTAGCAATGCCTGCAAAGCTGGTCTTAAACTATCGTCTAGGACTGCTGAGGTCTGTTCTAACTTAGAGATGTAGTTCTCAATATAAGGCTGTGCAAAGGCTAAGCCAAGATTATTTACTGCTGTAGCAAGTCGAGTAGCTGCTGCCTCGTCCTCTACGAAAGCCTTAAGGGAAGCCTTACCGAATTGAACAATTTTAGTAACGGCAAAGACTGAAGCAATCTGCTTGCCTAGTTTACCTACTGCCTTGTCTAGGTTAGAGGTGGCTTTATCGGCTTCCTTAAATGCTTTTTTGCCACGGAACTCAGCGGCTAAATCAATTCTTAAGTCTGCCATTAGACCTTATCCTTCATTGAGTTGAACTTATCTCTAGCCTTAAAGATTGCCTTAACAACGCCATCTTGAGCCTTGCCACGATCGTCCTCAAAGGCTCTAAAAATTGCGCGGCCTGTCATCTTTTGACCCTTGCCTGCTAACTGACCACCGAGGCGAGGAGTGAAGTTGCCTGTAACGCCTGACTTACGTCCTGCTGTTTCATAGATAGCGCCTGCTGCGCCTTTGTTAAATATTGAAGCCAAGGAAGCAAAGCCCTGGCGATTAGGCTTAGAAGGTGTAGACCTGAAGCTGATGCCTCTGCGAGCTTCTGCTGCATCATAATAACGATTAGCCCAGCGACCTTTAGCACCATCGCGCTTGAGCCAGCCTGAAGGTGCTTCGTCATTAGAAGGCAGGAATCCTCGAGCAGCTCTAGTTACAGGCTTGAGAAATGAAGCAATCTCCTTGCTAGTTTCCTTAGCCAAGGTTGGTTCAACTGCCGCCAGTGCCTTACGAAGTGCGACCGCGCCTTGCAGTTTTACTGGCATCGCTTCGCTCCTTCGCTATGTCCCTTAGGACTTCTATATGTGCCTTGAAAGCCAGAGTCGGAAGTTCGACAATGGTGTTGAAGGGAACTCCATACTCGTAACTCAAGCGAGCTGCGAGATAGGTGAGGGAGTTCCTATCTACCCTAAAGGGTCAGACTCTAAGACCTCAACTGACTTGAGAGTCTCAAGGAACTGTTCCCCGAAAGGTTTGACCGTTTCACCCGAACGACGGATTGCTTCCCAGCAGAGCCAATAGACATCAGATTGTTTCTGATCCTCTATCAGCGCCTTGTGAAAGCCTTTTTTGGCGTATTGCTCGAAGGCGTACTCAATGAGTGGAGTAATCTCGTACTCTGTTATTGAGTTATCAGCCCTTGTTACCTTTAGCTTTGCCATGTTAGCCCCTTAATTAGTTGTTTAGAATGTACCTGTTGATGCAACAGCAATTGTACCTGAAACGGTAAATGTGATGCTCTGTGTGGACATGTCTCCAACTGCGCCGTTGATATCGGTTGTGTTGTTTACAAGGCAGGTTGCTGTGTACAGAGGGTTAGTCGCTGAGACTGCTGTTCCCTTAGCCTGTAGAAGCACGATTGGGACGTTAGTTCCCCATGCTGCCTGGAGTGTTGCAAGAACGTTAGCTGATGCTGTGTCGTTTAAGAAGTCGATTGTGATAGATGATGCTTCAAGACCCTTAACGAACTTGTGTCCTGAGTCACCCATTGCTGTAACTTCTAGTTCATCGAATGAACGGTTGATAGTTACTGATGTGACGTGGTCGCTAAGATCAACTGAATTAACCTTCACGCCTACGTTGTTGCTTAGAAATACTGCCATTTAGGTTATTCCTCGTCTTTCTTAGTAGTTGGTTTTGGTGCGGTTTCTGCTGCTGGTGGAAGCTGACCAATCTTGATTAGAAAGTCGGCTTGCTCCTTTGTCCAATCGTCCATCGATTAGCTCCATTCCGTTAGGGTACTGATTGCAATATCGCAACTCAGTAAATCTCCAGAAGCGATTGAAAGAACGCTTGGTGCGCTCACGCTTCCTACGTTAAATACAATGCTGGACGCTTCAAGTAGCGCAAAGACCCGAACAATGTCGGCTTCAATTCCAGCAAGGTTGCCCTCATTGTCAAGCAATGGGACAAGGATAGTAATTGTAAAGTTAGCCATTGGCGCAATAGATGTGTAATCGTTATTGCTTGGCACAATGTATGGATCAGCAGGAGTAACAATAACGCTATTAGCAATAGGCGTTGCAGGTGGGAACGCGAATACGCTGTACTTAGTGTTATCGGCTAGAGCCGTTGCAATGCTGCTTCTGAGTGTGGTTATCGCTGGCATCAGCCCACCATAGAGTTAGGGCTTAGATATGGTGCAATCAAGCCACGAACGCGAGAAATCAGCTGTGATGACATTGCGTACATGTTTCCCATTGAACCGTCAGGGCTCATGCCGTTGCCTGAGTTGGTCTGACGAGATGTCCAGATTGATACGCAGATCATGAGGCTTGCCTCTTGGATTGCTGGAACTGTAGATGGGTCTAGATAAGTATCTGCTGCAACCATGCCATAAGGGTTTACTGGGTGGTAAACAGTTGCGGTGTTGTTGTTACCGGAAATGGCGTAAGTAATCGAATACTCGCCAACCTGAGTAATTGTCTTGTTGCCATTGTGCTTAGAACCTGCACCTGAGATGACAACGCTCTGTCCGATGTAGAAAGTTTCTCGGACATCAATATCAAAATATGAAGTACCTGTTGTAGTTGTGTTGCTATGTCCAACAATAGGAGTTGTGTTAGCCCAGATGAAAGGAAGGAGAACATTGTCAGCAGCGTCGCAGACAGACTGCAATACAGCATCAGTATAGAGAGTGCCAACGCCTAGGGCTGTGCGAAGCTCTGCAACTGTTGTTAGTGACATGATTTCCTTTCTAAAGACTAGAGGGAGCTGCAAGGGCTCTGGCAGCCCCCTCTAGCGACTTAGGGTATTGCTATTATGTAAGGTTGAACTTACGTACGCCCTTACCTGACTTAGCAAGGTAGATAGCGAGGTATCCGTAAAGATTGATTTCAATCTCGCCAGATGTAAGAACGTTTACGCGGAGCTGAGTTGTTGGTGACTCCCATGTGTAAACTGATGATGGAGCAACTAGGAATGCTGAGTTATCAACGATTCCTGAAGTTGAGATGTTGTGATCAACAATGAGGTCTGTACCAAGTACGCCACCAACGACTGAAGTCGCTACTGCGTTGCCTGATGCGTTCTGTGTTGCACCCTGTGCTGAGTAGAGAGCGCGACCTGTTGTGTCAGCGTATCCTGCGATTGCTGCCCACTGGTCTGTTGAAGCAACGAGCTTGTTAGCGAAGTCTCCGCCTGTACCCTTGTATGCGGCTGCGCCTTCTACAGAGATGAATGACTGAAGTCCAGCTGCTGTTGCTGCTGTTGTTGCTGCTGTTGTACCAGATGATACGAAAGCTGCGAGAAGTGCTGCATCTGTAGCCTTCTCATACGCCTTGCGAAGTTCTGCCATCATGAGTTCCATGAATGCAGGTGATGAGCGATCTACAAGCTCGAATGATACGCGCTGTAGTCCTGAGAACTTCTCGATTGAGATAGTGTCATAAGCAGATGTCATGCCTGTCTCTGATGGTGCTGAACCTTCGTTTGTGTCTGCGACTGTTGGTGCAACGTCAGCAGATGAAGCGTTGGTGTAAAGGCGTGGAACTGTAAAGCTCATGCCATCGATGCCTGCAAGTGAACCGCGTGTAGCAGCTTCGAATGCTGGACGTCCTGTGAATGTATCTGTGATGAAAGTATTGAGATGTGACGGCAAAGTCAGACCTGTATTTGTAGAAGTCGAATCATCAGCTGCGCGTACTGTGCGACGAGCTTCGTCATCGCCTAATGCTGCCTTCATTGATGCTTCGAGGTATTGTGCTGATGAGATTGGAGCTGTGCGCTCGCGTACTTGGAGATTCGCAACAACTGTTGGGCGAGCGGCTTCGACTGCTGCTGCTTCAACTGCTGGAGCTTCTACCGGAGTGGTAATGTCTTCCACTTGTGGCTCGCTTTCTGGTTGGGTTGGTTCAACAGGGATTACTTCCTCTGCTGCGATCTCGAGTACCTGAGCAGACTTGAAAGCCGGTTCAGTAACTAGAGAAACTTCTTTGAGACGTGCTGATGAGACAACAATGTGTCCATCGCGTGATGGCTTTGATGCAAGAACTTCTGCGCCTACAGAAAGACCGGATACTAAGCCTTCTTGTGCCTGAATAAGTGCATCGTTGCCACCTGTAGAACGTGAGAGCTTGAAGGTTGCGTAGATTCAGTCTGGGCGAACCTCAGCGGCTGTCATGCGACCAACAGGCTTTTTCATATCGTGCTGTGATAGCAACTTAATTTTAGAAATGTCTGTAACGTCAATAGATCCTGCTTCAAAGACAACGCCACCCATGTTGGTGTAACCGATTTCTCCTGTACCCATTGGCACAATCT